ATGTTCGATAAACCAAATGAGCAAAAAAAATGGGAGGGAATTCAGGCTGCGGCCTTTAATCCTAATCTAGTGGGGCCAACACTTCCAGCTATTCCTCCCTTTACTTTCCCAACAGGTCCTGTAGGACCAACAGGACCCACAGGACCAACAGGGCCCACAGGACCGACAGGGCCCACAGGACCGACAGGACTCACAGGACCCACAGGGCCCACAGGACCAACAGGACCAACAGGGCCCACAGGACCAACAGGACCAACAGGGCCCACAGGACCAACAGGACTCACAGGACCAACAGGGCCCACAGGACCAACAGGGCCCACGGTTTTAACAGGAGTTGGTGCTCCAACATGCGCCATTGGAGATTTAGGGGATATCTACATTGACCTATCCACAGGGATCACGTATTATAAGCTCTCTCAGCCAGTTCCTCCGATGGTCAGAGCTATTCCAGCTCCTACCGGAAACACAATCCTTGTTGGGTCAACGCAAACCTATACGACGATTGATGCAGCTTTAGCTGTGGCTAATAACGGTGATAGACTATTGCTTGATGCTGAGACTTTTATAATTACATCCACTGTCACTGTTAATAAATCAGTAACAATTGAGGGGCAAGGAATAGGGGCAACTACCGTTATTACTACCTTGAATACTGTAGTCTCTATGTTTAATGTTACAGTATCCAATGTTATTTTCCGAAATATGTCTATCGTCCAAGATTTCCCATCGGTTTTAGGAGTTGAGTCTGTTATTTCAATTAATAATTTGTCAGCAACAGGTATATATATCGATAGTTGTGAAATTTCAGTATGTGAACTCGGTATCGCTATTGTAGCAACTGAGTTTCAAATAACAAATTGCAACTTTACTTATGCGCCCCTTGCATCACCTAACAATGGATACTTCTATATCATTATTTCCTCTACTTCAGGGCAAAGTATTATTGACAGTAATACCTTTGTCTCTGATTCAGGTAACACACGATGCAGATTTATTATCATCACTAATATAACTGTTAATTCTGGGACATTACAAGGGAATTTAATAGTAAGCAATAATAATCAAGATAATTCTTCTCCTTTTACATTGAGACATCTATTAGTAATTGAAGAATTTGTTGGTACAAATTTTGGGTTATTTCTTCTAAGCAATACAACAGTTAATGAAGGAAATGTACCTGTCTTACTATTTAATGCTAATTTTAATATTTTTAAATTTATTGAAGTTATTGGAAACAGTGTTCAAAATACCGCCGGAAAGGGAATTATCGGAATTGACTCGAGTTCTACCGGGCAAACACCTATTTTCAGTTCGAGTAATACAATTGCAAACCAATTTTTCACTGCAGGTTGGGCTTCTGCAACTGTACCAGCTAGTTTTATTGTGGGATATAATACAACAGTAATCTCAGAGGCACCTAATCTTCCATTAACTAATTGTTATTGGCTTATGTTGATTTGATAACGTATAGATATAATTTAGAAATGTAATATGTTACTATGACCCAAACGAGACCTCTCAAATATTTGAATAGCATTGTAGAACAAAAGTAACATTTTATTAAGAAACGTGTACATTCTATGTTAAGACTAAGGTCTTTTCGCATATATATCCATTCTTGAAGAAGTAAAAAGCACATATATGATAAAAAAGAACAGATTGATTTACGTGATTAGTTTGTTCAAAATCAAAAAGAATTAATTTATCAAATATTTAGGTTAACAGCATAACATACAATTCTACTAGAAATATATGTTCTATATTTTCTCTTTTCTTTGTACAGAGTTGGTATAAACTAGCTGATTCAATTGATTATCCTTCTGACCAGAAAAGCTAATATAATCAAAGGTATAGGGGAACTTGTGTGAAGTTTCCTATACCTTTAATTAAAAGAGTGATAAATGTTAAGTGTGTACGATAAAATTACATCTTTCTATTTACTTATATCCGTTGGTATACATCTGCGTATGCTACTTTTAATTGATTCCGTAATTGTTTGTTTTCTTCTTCTACTTTCCTAATTCTTCGCTTTAACGATTCTATAATTATATCTTTATTATTGTCAGTCATCTCACGTTTTATCTGTTTTGATGTAGGTGTTTGTGATTGCTGTTGGCGTAGAGTTTCAATTCGTTTACGGAAACCCTGGTTGTTATACAGTGTTGCTTTAGCAATCGGATAGAATCTCAAAAAAGGGTATGCCCAAGTTTGGGCATACCCTTTTTTCTACTTTACATACACATAGGCTTCATTTGCAGTTACATAGTATGTTGTGCCTTTACTGTTGTGTACTTTGTATTGTGGTGAACCATTAACAGATACTTTAGCATCAATAGTAAATCCAAGCCCTTCATCTACTGTTCCTGCTACATCTTTATCAGACCAAGAAGCAGAGTCATAGAAACGAAGGTCGTCCACTTTAGAAACAACACGCTTACCTTCTACAGAACTTACTGCAGAAGTTTGTTCCCTATGATATTTAATGTAAGATGAGTTGTTATAAATCCATTGGTTACCGCCAAGATTTAACCAATCACCTTGTTTTCCCCATACTTGATATGCTTCTCCTTTATTTAATTGACGGATAACACCATAATTTGTTGATGGTCCACTTCTTAGGTTTACGTTAAATCCATCAATATAAGCTACTCCTGTTTCGCCCACAACGTTTTGAGATGGTTCTTGTGGTTTTGGTTTAACTGTAACTGTTGCGCCTTCATACGCCTTTTGTACCTCCGCTCTGAATTGTGATTCTGATACACCGTGACTGCGAAGGTAATCAATCGGATCTTCGTGGTCAGTTCCACCTAATTTGTAAGTAATATCTTTATGTGTCCATAAACCTTTGCTTGGATGAATCCCTCTATCTTTTAAAATCTTAGCTAATAGTTTTACATAACGCTCGTACGAAGATTTAAATTTATCTGGGTTGCTAGTTTCAGAAAGTTCTACGTGAACAAATCTTTTATTTGCAGCTGGTCCAGCACCATAAGCAACATATTTAGTATCAGCAATTTGGATTGTTTCGTTCCAATCTACAGCATAATGTACAAATGCATTTCTCCATGTTCTAGCTTCATAATTTCGAATGTTAATTGCTGGTGCTTCTGGTGTTGCAGTACTATGTGCTACAACACCCTCATAAGCGCCCACACCGTAGCGATATGCTTGTTTCGGCAAGTCTTGGATAATTAGTACTCTATCGGCAAATGAAGCCGTAGCAAACGAAAACAAGAGTAATAGAGTCATAAATAACGAGCTAAATACTTTAATTGGTTTTTTCATTGTGTATTTTCCCCTTTTTGCCAAACAAAAAGAGCACCGTCTTTTGACAATGCTCTCCTTATGTAAGGCGTGTATTTTTTTATTTGGTATTATGTTTTTCTTTTCGTGCATCACTTCTTTGGATTTTTGCTTGAATTTCGGATGCTACACTTTCTAATAACCATGCAGGAATCCATTTTTCCCAGCCAATTCTCGCGCAGTTTGCTGCGAAACTATTAAAAATGTGATAACTCAATCCACCGACTACCATGAAGAAAAAGAAATCAGGTAGTTTAAGAGCAATATCAAATAAATGTGCAAGAGCTGGTAATGATAAAAGCACCACGGTTCTCGTGATGCCTTCAATTCCATATTGTGATGAATAGGTACCATCTAATTTAGAAGCTTTACTACCAGTAATCCAGTCAAGCATGATAATCCAGCAGTAAATCGATATCCAAATTAAATTAGCTTTGCCGTAGAGTAAATTAATTATTGTTCCTAATCCACCACCGATAGCACCACCTACTTTAAATTGAGTACTTGTAATAACATCGCTTATATTCAATGCCTTGATGAGTTCGTGAATTCTTTCCAAGTTCTCACCTCCTTTCAAATTTTGACCAAAATAAAAAAGCCTGCTGCAGCACGCTCAATTTCGATAAAGTTATATGTTCATTTTCTTCCATGCGTATTCTAGTGGTTCAGTACGTGGTGGTTTCATTACTGCTTTTTCAGTAGTTTTGCTTTCGTTTCGGGAGAAGTTAAACATAACTCCTTTCCGTATAGAAGTTTTCCTAACCCCTGTAATATACATGTCACTAATTTCTAATTTTGAACCTTTACGTATTTGTGGTTTACGTTGTACGGGTGGATACAGTGTTTTCGGTTGAATTATTATGCCTTTTATTGTCATAAAATCACCAGCCTTATTCTACCCTTAATGCAATGTTGAACTCCGGAAATGAACTCCATACACTTGAGTAGTAGGTGTTAAATAATTTATATTTCTGCACTTCTTCATCTTGAGAAATTTCAACGATATCACCAGTTACAAAATTTGAACCTCTATATGTGTAAAGGCCATCAAATTTTGCCCTTAATCCATCTACGTTATCTCCCATAAAAAATGATGTGAATATTATATTTCCTTCTAAAGAAGGTGCCTTTAAAAATACCTTATCCCAAATGAAAGTATTAACAGGAGTACTATTTAATCCATCATATATAAGCTTACTTCTAGCAGCTACCATTGCTGCACCAGGGGACTTTGGACAAACACTTACCAAGACACTAAAAGGAGAAGATATAGGTTTGAATTGTTCTTGTTGATATAGTTCATCTGGAATTCCAAATAATCCCATTACAGTCTTCCCTTTTCGTTCTGGTAGATTATCATCATTTTCATAAACACAATAGATAACAATGTCTTTATCAACGTATAAATATAGGTCCACTATAGCAATCGCTTTACTAATAGTAGTAACATTAGTGGAACTAGTTGTTTTCCCTTGATGAAAACATAACGGGTAGAAAGGACCAGGTCCTCCGAAAGTAACATCCTGCTCTTTATCATATCGTTCAATTAATCTAAAGGTTGCATCAGTAGCAGAATAAGTTCTTATGTCATAATCGTTATATTTGCCTGCTATAATATCTTGGCTACTTGCAGTAGCGGCATCAAATGGGCGCAATTCTATAGAATGGTTCTTCATACCGTTGTTACCGCTTGAGTACATGACGTATATTTTATCTTTTGATGGCGCATCAGCATTTAATTGCTGCCATCCAGCCTTTTTCATTTCATCAATAATCTTCATAAAGACTTCTCTTCGTTCTAGTCTGTGTAACTTACAAATTTTATTGGTCATTTTATATGTTCCCCCTTAACTTAAACGTATCGCTTTCATAGAAACACTAAAAGTAGAGTTTGCTATGCCCCTATTTTCTATATAAAGATGAACCTTGTTTGTATGATCTTTATCCTCGCAAGGAATGGATAAAATATCATATGTTCTTTTTTCTGATAAACTTTTATAAATTTGATTCCCATTCTCTTTTTGGTCGTACAAAAATAGCATTGCCTCTACGTTTGAATCATTTGTAACTTGAATCGTGCGAATATCGTATTTGTTACAACCTACATCCAATGGAGTATATAGAGTTTTTCCTGGTTCAATTGTAATTTGTATATTCCTCTCAATAAGGATTGATGGTGTAATCTCACTTTCGGATGTATATCTATATAATTTCATTACAGTTCCCATATTGTATTCACCTCAATTGTGTTTTAGATGAATATTAAAATAAATCGGTTCAAAAGCTAGGAAATTTGTATCCTTCACAACCTTTACCCAAAAATCACGCGTATTTTGTGCAGCTACTGAATCAATCTGTATTTCATTTAAATAGCTTGTCCCATCTAATGAAATAAGCGCCCAGGTGTAACCAACTTTCTCCATGTACTGTTGAATGGATAGTTTTATATTTGTAGCAGCACCGATGTTATCATTTACGATTGTCATTTTTACAATACGCTCATTATTCACCATGTAACCTAAGTTCGTTGGATCCGTTGTATTTAATTCTGCGCTATTCATTTTGATTTGCAGGGATGAACCCATGCAATACATATCCCCGCCGTAAAAGGTAGCTTGTTTCTTTGCTAGTAGTTCGTTTTCTTCATCATATATTTCTATGATTCCCTCAAACTCTAAAGAAGGAAGTAGAATATCAATGCCTGTATGAGCTGCAGCTACAATGTTAGTAGACCGGATATTATCTGCAGTATCTTTTAATACAACCTTATAATTTTCATATAGTTGGCGCAGACGTAACATATTACTTGTTGTCACAATAATTTTATTGATGTCTAGCGGTACAAATCCCTCTGCAGTTCCTCTTTTTAAAACAACCCCAATTCTTTTTGCTGCTAATGAATCGTTATCCGTATAATCAAAAAATGTATCTGTCTTTGTGTAAAAGTCCCATTGATTTTCCTTACAAATTGCCATCCACTCTTTATTGCTTCGTGAACTATTAGCAGAATAGGATTCAAGGAACTCGACTTTATTCTTTTCATTTTGATAGATCAGTAAGCCGCCTTCATCTCCTTCTTTTGCAGGAGAATAATCCGCAATAACCTGGATTGCAAAGTTACTTTGTGGTTTATCGATTAAAAGCATAACGTCTTTATCTGCAGAATGATTCATACGTAAGAATCCCTTTTTTACAGCATTGTTAAATGCATTTGATGGTGACATAAGCCATTTTGGATTTACGGAATCAAAATCATCTACAAATATTTTTCCACTTTCTTTTTCATACAAGGATACTTTAGGCTTTTTAATTAAATCTGGTGATAGTAATTCTCCCCGTAATACGTCAATAGCATCTATAATATTATCTTGAGCTTCAATTACAACTGTATGAATTCCAGGTTCAATGTCCAATTTCTCATAAACTAAACATTGAAGAATAGTTGATTTTGGAGAAAGTGTGTAAATTTCAGAAGAACCGTCTATAGTGATTTTTATTGGATCTCTGTAACTTGTACTATTGATGTATTTAGAAATAATGCGAATTCCCTTTCCAGAAAATACGAACTCGCATTTTGTAGGTTCAGTACCATGATCTGAGTTCTTGTATGACAACGTATTATTAGAGTCACCTACCGCATTACTATTATGAAACCAAGGTCCTGTGTACCGAATATTGCTATCTGTATCATCAAATCGCTTCCAATCAGGTTCCGGTTCTTTTAATACATCACCAACTTTAGCACCTAAATCTGCGTAATCAATAGCAGTTAAAAACGTATAAGTTGATCCAGGTGCACCAGAAGCCCTTCCTTCTGTAGTTACTTTAACGTTATGTTCACCTTTAATTAGATTAAGTTGCTCAAATACGACAAGAGAGTAGTCGGCAGAATAAGCAGGTACCGAACCAACATATCTTATATTATCTATAGTGACAGTAATATTAAATGCATGAGTTGTAAAATTTTTCAATAATATACGAACTGCATTCCCTGTAAATTTAAAATAAAATGAACGACCTAAAGAGTCACCAACATACCAGGAACTATTCCGCTCTAAACTGCTAGAATCCCCAACTACACGCCATTTATCTCCTGTAATATTACCGGTTAAGTCTACATTTGAAAAAAACTTACCTGGTTTTGCATTCTCTAAAGTGCAATATTCACGAGTCCACCCTGGTTCTGGTTGCCATAGGTTTTTTCCTAATTGGCTTGCCATTGTACCACCCTCTCTTTATCTTGTTTTTTTCCAGTTTGAATTTGTCCACCAAGATTGACGACTATGTCGCAGCCATAACTTCGGATCACCATTTTCCTTTTCGATGATTATTAATTCATCTGGTTTTTCTGTATCTAGTACTCTCTCCATTTTGAATAGTTCATTATCCTCTAAAACAGATTCTCGTTCTGGTATACGTTCAAACCGTTCATATTCCTCTGTGACGCTTTCTAATTGACATTCCCTATCAAATGCATCAACTTCGTTAGTCACAGCGTCTACAATAGCCTGTCGCTCTAATAATTCTTGTTCACTAACGATTGCATATTGTTCAGATTCCCTTGCTGCATCTACAGTTTCAATTACATTTGTATCTCTCGTTATAATTTCTTTATCAGCTGGTGTTATATCAGAGATAAGTCCGCCTTCAAATTCACGTATACCGGTAAAGGCTTCTTGCTCTGTAATAAGAGCTTGTTGTGTATCCTGTTTATAAGAAATATCTAATGATATATGTTCAGTATCTAAGATAACTGGAACGATGTCAGAAGCCACTTCTTCAATTACTGCAGTTGTATGTTCTTTTATTGCTTTTTCAGATTCAATCGTTTGATCTAGTTTCATCTGCATCACATTTAATGATTTAGATGAATTATTAAATAAGGTAATACGTGTTTCTAGTTCTTTTTGAACACGGCTGAACAAATCGAATTCTGGAAGATATACAGGAATACCAAGGCCCTCAAATAAATCAAACTCTTCTATGTTAGCTTGAAATTCTTTTTCTGTTTTATTGGCAACTTCATCAGTATCTACATGGGTAATAATTAAGCGTTCTTTTAATCCGAATGAAGAAATTTCATCTACATGTGTAAGTACTGCAGTATCTTCTTTATCTGCTTGATCCAGTTCAACTACAGTTGCTTGCAACTCATTTTTCACTTCTGCAAAAGTAAAGTCTGGCGATACGCCTTGTAATTCTTTTAAGATACGGTGAGAATAATCTGCAGTAGTAATACCGGCATTTATTTCATGTAATCTCTCTGCTTCTTCTGCGACAATTGTCTGTATCTCGAATATGTTTTGCGATTTATTTGCATCGTCAGTTCCGGAAATATCTTTAACAGATAATACCCGTGAAGCATTTTTAACTTCTTGTCCTACCTCTACAGCTGCTGTAAATACATTTTCTTTATTTGCGATTTCTTGTTGATCGGCATAAATAGAATCAAGTGTTTCTACGATACGTTCAAATGTGTGTGTTGTATCTACATTCGCATACTGTTCTTTTGTTCTTGTAAATGATGCAGATTCATTTCTTTCGGTATCGAATACATTTATTTTCTTGCTTACTTCATTACTTGCAATAACATCTGCAGCAAGTTCCTTTGTTCGAATAGAGTAATCCAGGTTAATTTGCTCTACATCTATGTCACGAATTAAATACGCGCTTTCTATATTTTCATAAGGGAGCAGGTTCACGCTTTCTACTTCTTGTAAGCGGTTCGATTCATATTGTGTAGCAATAGATGTTTCAATGTTTCTTTGCATACGAGCAAATAAATCATAATTCGGAAGATAAACCGGTATACCCATACCATTGAACAAATCAAATTCTTCTATAATTCCTTTAACTTCTCGCTCTTTGGTACCAAATTCGAATTGTGCCGGAGCATGAAGAAGTATTTCTTTTTGCTGTATATCACCAGTTTCATTTTTGACAATGGATACAGGATATATATTTGGAACTGCAGTAGATAAAGTAACTTCTGCATGTGTAGCTTTTAGCTCCCTGGTAACAATATCGCTCGTTTCATTATGCATTGATACAGCTTCATAATCCGTTGTAACTCTGTCAGCCATAAGGTCATTATAAAAACCCTCACCGTATACAATACGCGCAACATTTACCCATTCCGGTAATACTTCCACACCTGCAACGAATTCACGTAACTTACCTTTTAGTAAATCCTGCTTTATGATCGGTGCAGCTTCATATTCATTCGTTATAAGATTTGTTTCATCCGAAGCGTGTACCATTGCTTCTATCTCGTTTGGTTTTGTGCTCTCTACCCCTTCGATATGGTTTATATCGAAAATTCGTCTATGTTGTGGTGATTCTTCTGCAGAAATTAGTTGAACAGAAATACTGTCCATTCGTTGCGAATGCTGCATTTCAATGTTGGCCACATTTATATTTCGATTCAAATCAAAATCAGTTGTATTTGAAATGTAGGCTTCTACCTCTATTTGTCGCAATGCATTCTCTACAACATCTGTTAAAATCCCTTTTGCTCTTACTTTTGTAGCGGTTACTCCTGCGTTATCTTCTTTAACAGCCTTATATCTCGCATAAGGAGCAATGCAAATTGGATAATCAACATCATTTTTGTTTTCTGTATTCGCTGGTGTAATAGAAAAAGAATAAACTTTTTCATTCCGATCTGGTCCAGAACCAACGACAACAACATGCCTTTTTTCTTTGGTACATATAGAAGGGGAAGCAATAGAATAAACTTTTTCACTCATTCTTCTGCTACCCCCTTATGCTTAAATATCTTCTTTGTAGATTGCTAAACCAATTGGATTAAATGGTGTTGCTTTCGCTTGTGTCATAGGACAAACTGGCGTTGTTGGTAATGTGTAACGATATAATTGAGCCATTTCATAAGCGCCTGTGATTTCAGAACCAATAACCGGTGCTTCGTTAAATGTAACGGTCTTATCTTCTGCATTGTATACATAATCCGTTTTTTCTACTTCTTTACATGAAATGAATAATCTTAACGTTTCTCCCTTTGGCTTATGTTCTAAATGAAATACTTTACGGTGTCCGTCACCTTGTCCAAGTACTTCATCTACAACTGTTTTTTCAATTTCTAGTTCATCGGCTTGCTGGATATTCTTCGGATGAACTGCATAAACATCATCTAGTTTTCCAACATATCCATCGTTTGGATGAACAATATAAATTTGAGATAAATGATATTTACCACTATAAACCGATGGGTTAAAGCGTCCTTGTCCACTATCTACTGACATATCATGAGTAATGAAAGCTAAATAATGGTGTTGGTACATGGCTCCTGTGCTTGATTGTGATAATTGAACCGTTTCGTTTCCGTTTGATGTATCAGAACCGTAATCAAGTGGCGCATTACCAATTTTCTTATTTGGTGAATAAACAAATTGGTCGCCTGGTCTGCAGCCGCTTAGAATAATCATGTTTTTTCTTGGTGCAACATCGAATGTATATAATTTTCCGATATACAGCGGAACAAATAATGCACGAACTGGATTTGGTGTTGGATCGACACGCATAAACATAATTAAGCGGTCCTTGTTTGCGTTCCCATACAGATAAACAACAGAGTCGCGATTTAATTCTTTAGAGAAACGCTGCTCCGGTGTAAAACTAATTGATGTATAAGGGGATGGGTTCACAAAATTAATCGTAGAATATACTTCGCCCATAATACTTTCCATCTTTTGTACATCGAAACTTGTTTTTGCCGTTAATGTATCCAGTGTTCCGTCTTCTTTTGGTAATAAGAAATAAATACCGCTAATCTTAATTGTTGTATCTGCTGCAGGTGCGGTTTTAAATACAATTTCCGTTTCAGTGAACGAATACTCGCTAGGATCAACAATAGTATTATCCTTGTAAACTACGGTCCTACTTTCGTCAAAGTTAGGGAATGGCAATGCGAAGTTCTTTTTCGTTCCATTTCCTTTTCCTAATTCCCCTAATTTATCACCGGAAAGGATCTCTTTTTCAATAAAGTATCGATTGAAAGTAAATAGCAGCATGTCATTATTCGGTTCATATGTGTTGGTAGCTAATCTATATTCGCATGTAACTTTATCGCCTTTTGCAATAGCGGTAGTAAATGTTACTTTTCCTGTAGTTGCATCCACCTTATATTTACTCTTTTCTTGCTCAAACCCATTTACATATACAATGACAGAAGGGCCAAGAACAGGAGAAACAGGGATAGAGAAGTCTTTCTTTACTCCATCCCCCATCCCTAATTTACCTAGTGGAGAATCTGCAGAAATAAACCGGCTATCAGTGAAATCAGAATCCGCAGTATCATACGCATTTGCTATACCGAACCTTCTGCGTTCTCCATCACTTCCTAACGATTCAAACAACCTTACATCAATAAATTTTGAAATGCCGCTCTTGATTTGGAAAAATAGCGTTCGTTTCCAACCGTTATCAGCAAATAGTTTTTCTAATTCTTGCGGTAATGTTTGTAAATATACGACTTTATCAAACCACATATATGTACGCTCCTTTATACTGTTTTCTCAAAAATACCTAATCCAGCAGGACGATACGCCGTAGCAGGTCTTTTTGTAATTGGTGAAATAGCATCTACATTAAAGAATTTGTAAATGTCGTGTGAATCCGGACAAGTATTCTTTCTAACTTTTAATCTATCGCCATTTAATAGACCTAACGGAGACAATAGGATCATATAAGGTAAATATCCACGTACACCTTCATCTGGATGAACAATATAGGCACGAGAAGTATGTACTTTATTGCTGTAAACAGACGGGTTAAATTGATATTTGTATTCGTCATTATCCTGTGATTGCCATGATAGTGAATATTGACCACCATCTTTACCAACGCGATCTGGTGGCATTGCATTAGGCGCTACATTCCAAGCAATAAAATGAGCCTGGTACCTTGCTCCTAATCGTGAACGTTTAATAATTACGTTATCAATACCATTACCCGGAGAACGTGGATAAGACTTCATGACAGGCATGTAGTTTTCTACATTTCTATATGGTTTCGTGTCGTTAAAATCGAATTTATGTGATGCTTCTTCATTACCTGTATCAAAAGCTGTTCCCGCCCATAATGCATCACCTAATGTATCATCATTAGCGTAACTTTCTAATTGGCCCATATAAAGCGGTGTAACTGGAACTACGTTGTTTTCAAAGGCTGGTGTATTATCAGCTTGTATTAATAAAACAACACGGCTTTCATCAACTTGGCCATTAATCCGGACCAATGAATCCGGCCACCAATTTGTTTGAGCGTTGATACCTTGTAAATTCGTATTTCGTAATGTTACTTTCACCCAAGGGGACATCATGACTTGTGTCTCTGCTTCATCGTAAGAGTAAATTTTGTAAGTACTACCGTTACCTGGAGTTACTTTTGTAGTAACTGTTATCTTAGTTAATTCCACATCTAATAATGTTTTTTCGAATTTATTAGATTCATAAGGAAGAACAAGTACACCTTCATCGGCAACGCTTGGTTCTTTTTCAATCATATAAACATAAAAACAAGAACGATCCCTGCCACTTTCTAGACGTTTTGTACCGTCTTCGGCAAAAGCTTTCTTTCCTTCTTCATTTGTGAAGTTGTATTTAATCTCTGACTTTTTAAGTGACCATTTTGAAATTTGAGCAATCCCATAAATAGAACCGCTATTGTTCTTCACTAACATGTGTTTACTCATGCCAAATTCAAATTTTGTATCATCGTCAGATTTCTGTTCCATATCTGGATAAACAGCTCTGAAAAATGATTTTACTTTCTTCCATCCGTTAGCGATTACCAATTTAACAATTTCGTCTTGGAATTCGCCTTCTGTATACATTTTTTCAACGTATGCCATCTATTACACGCTCCTAATCTCTTAATAGTTGGTAATTAAGCCATATAGCCTTTTTCTCTGCGGATGCATTGTGGTATTCGAACTTTAGCTCTGCATTAGCAGGTATAGGTTTTACAATAGAGAAATTAAATCCCTCCGGCACATCTTTTACATAAACCTCTTTAAATACTTGTTGACCATTTATAAATAAATTCCAATAGTCCGAATCACTGTAATGTGAAGCAGCTACAGAAAAAGCAATCATTTCTGTTTCGAATGGTAATGAAAACTTATCTACATGAATTTCATCATGTATACCAACTCTTCGCCCTTGTATGAATGGCTCTGTTTTTGTTGGGAAGTAAGGTGCGTCGAATCTTCCACCAGCCATATAGGTAACAGCAAAGCTCATCAATACGCCCCCTTATCTTAAAAAGTGCAATTCAAACCAAACTGTTTTATCAAGAATTCCTTGGTTATGGAATCGAAATACAATTGTGTCTCCTGCTTTAACTGCTTTATAAACCATAAAGTGCATCCCTTCCGGAAGCCGCTTTGTATAAATATCTTGGCAAACGGTTTGCCCGTTTACGATTAAATCCCATTTATCATCTAATTCGTAAATGGAAGAACTAACACTAATTGCGTAAATCTCCATATCTGCAGGTAATGTATATTTCTTTTCATCGGTTTTAAATGATGTAGAATCCATAATGAAACCAGGTATGAATGGTTCTGTTTTAGTTGGATGAAAAGGTGGATCTAATCGGCCACCGGCTAAATAGGTTGTTTCAAACAAGAGCAATCACCCTTTTTCTTGTATTAAAAAATTCCCGTGCATCATTACGACACATCGGGAATTGGTAAATCAGATAGTATACCGTTACCTTTATTAAGAAGTCTCGGCTGCACACGCTCTAATTGCTTTTGTGCATTGTATATTAATTGGATCTCCATCTCTTTTCCGGTTACTTTATGAGAGATAAGAACCTTTTCTAGCATACCTTGTGAATTAAAGGCTAAATCATAGTGTAAATATTTATCTCCATCGACTGCAGACAAACGAGCACCATCACGAATGAGGGTGTAACCTTCTGTCATACCTTCTTTAAATACATCGTTTGGGTCATTACCATGCATTGGTTTACCACCGGTATATATTTGCCTGTCAATTAATCCTTTCATCAAATACATGATTGGATCATATAAGTTTTTTTGCATTATCATAGAGTCACCCCTAGTTCACGCGCGTAACAGACCATGTTTTGGCTGGACGCTGGATATAATAGTGATTTGCATCTTGATTTACCCGAGGAAATGATAAATCTGGTAAAGAACCATAATCAAATAAGATATTATTCTGCGTATCCAGTACTTGCAAACGTCCTGTAAGAATCCCTTTTGGGTTTCGTACTGCTTCAAATACAATGATATTCACACCGTATTCAAGTGGAATATCAACATACGTCGGATTGTTCCGGATGAAATAATTTTCTTCGATTAATTTATCATTACAGTAAATATTTAATAAATCGCCATCCTCTAAATCCCAATCCCAAAGTTTTAAACGTAATGTATCTACATTTACTGTAATACCGGTTATATCTGTATAAGGAGCAGGTTCATACCCATAGTTAACAGTTAAATCTAAAGTTTGATAGAATCCATCGTCTGCAGAAATCATTGTATTAATCCCTTTAACAAAGTAATTCCACTGTTGACCAGAATCTCTATTGTAAACAGAAATAACATCAAATAATTGAATTCTTGGATCACCAACTACTGCTACTGTTAATGTTCTGAACTTTTGAATTGCTTTTAAATGATAAGCTGCAGCAACCGCTCTTCTTGCAAAGAACGTTGTCGCCCAGGGAACTTCTATCATTTCCTCTCGTAAATCACCCTGCGATACATTTTTTAATAGAAACGAATTAAGAAATCCGTTTGCGTAATCTCCACATTTAACAACAATACTATTACTTATATCCTGGTCAGTTAGCTGCATATCTAAAGAGATAAGATTTTCCCCTTCTCTAAAACTAAACTTTGCAGGTTCGTTAATTGCATAGTCTGGCATTTTCATAAATGTACAACTTCCGTCTGGTTCGTGTTTAATATAGTGGAATGTTGTATCTATAATATCGCGGACAATTTCATCCCATTTTTGAAATCTCTTTCCTGTTGCTCCTTCTACAATCCAGCTCTGATTGGTTCCAGGAATATTTACTCTGTTACCGTGTAGGACAACTCCGGCTTTTTGGAAGAAGAACTTCACAACATCATAAACATTACCAGTAGGTGCAACAATTTCATCTGATCCAGGTGTTGGGATTACTGATTTATGTAAAACCTTCTTATAGGATGTAGTACAGGTAACTGAAATCGTGCCGCTTTCGGCATTTACCTTCACATCAGATACAAAACCATGTATATAAGGTAATGCTTCCTCACCGTAGCCAATAGACACTTTAAATTCAGTCTGCGGATATAGCTGGTTTGTATTTGTTACCTCACTGTTATAAAACCATTCTGAAATAGAAGAGAACTTACCATACCAGTTATCAGGAGCCATTTGGCCGTATTCATTCGCAAAGGTAATAGTAAATGTACTAGCAAACTGATCTGCGTTCTCCTGCACTTCTAAGCCTATTACACGGTGTTGTATTTGTACGTAAGAAGAAGAGTCTCTTCTTTTCATATAAACAATTAAATTAGGGGAGTTATTCCCAACCTGGAAATAGCTCCCCAACATTCTAATTAAAGAAATAGATCCTTCTCTCACATTCCATCAACTCCTACTCCTGCTTGTGACATAGATATTAATTTGCATTTTGCTATGACTAGCGTTCCTTTTCGTATTGCATCTACTTCATTCGGCGGGATAATCCCCCCGTAGGTACCGTAATCACCAGTAATAATATGAGGACGGTATATTTCCCTCATGAAATCACGCCAATAACTGATATCTTTAAATAGTACAGTGAATTCTACTTCACAACCTTTGCTACCTGCACTTTGAGAACGCGGGTATCCATGCATGACATTATGTAATTTTAAGCCATCTAGTGATTTCGGTAATTTTGTTTGTTCAATTTTTTCGATATTAGGTACATGCCCAAAAGCATAGTAATGTACGTCGCGTATATATGCTACATCAGAGGAACCATAACCGATTGTTGTAAATTCAATCGTTTGTGGACCTGCACCTACAAAGATTTCTCTCGCTTCCCAATCATAAGGACCTCGTGCTCTGAATCTCTCAATCCCATTAACCCGAACAACAAAGTATTTATTCGGTAGCATTCCATCAGAACCAATAGGAACCTGGGACAAAAACGAAAAGTTATATGTCCCTGGCCATGAGAAATCAATGGTATATCTTATTGTGTCTTTTAACTCTGCAGCCTTTCCTAAGAGATGGTATGAACCAGCTCTTCTATGCAACGTTTTTAATAACTCATACATTTCGCACCGCCATTCCCATTAGATCATCAGCAACTACGTTTTGTAGCAGCTTTCTCATTTTTACAAAGTCGTCTGCAGATTGTAGTTTTTCAACAGAGACTTTAAATGTAGCATTTTGAATTGATACGCCATTATCTGTTTTCTTCTCAACGTGGGTTTGTCCAGCAAATGGATGGGCAGTTTTACCGATTAGATCAGCAGAACGTGCTCCCATTTGTCCAATTTGATTAGATACATCAGTTACTAGTTTCATCGGTTTAGGTGGAACAACAGCTTTATTTAATAGTTCAGAAGCTTTGTCTACTGCAGGAATCATTTTTTCCATCCCTACACCAAGCCCTTCTGTAATATAGCCCCCGTATTCCATCATTAACCGGGATGGGCTTCGAATACCAAAGAACTTTAATACGGCTTTAGGTATTCCCGAAACAACTCCTTTAGCTTTTTTTATAAGCCAATCTGCCATGCCGGACATACCTTCACCAATACCGGCAATAATATCTTTTCCCCAGCTAACTGCATCTTTTGCTACATTTTTCACTATAGAACCAACCTTACTAAATACATCTTTTACAGTATCTACAACCCCTGTAAAGGCACCAGTGATTGCTTTCTTTATAGTTTTAAAGCTACTAACAATAAATTCTTTTATACCGCCAACAACATCGGTTATTGTGTTATATAATTTGTTGAAATTAGTAATTACAAACCCAACAAATTCACGTACTGAACTAATGATTATAAACTTTATAAAATTCCATGCCGCTTGAATAAAGTTTTTAACTGCATTCATCACGGAAGTAATTATGTCTTTAATAAAGTTGAATGCTGTTTGAACAGTATTTTTAATGAAATTCAATACAGTAACAAATACTGTTTTTATAAAATTCCATGCTGCAGAAATGACAGTTTTAATCACATTCATTACTGTTGAAATCACATTTTTTATGAATTCAAAAGCAGCACGAATAAATGTTTTCAAGAAATTAAGTACAGTGGTAAAAATCGTCTTAATGATATTCCACGCTGTACGGAATATAGTCTGCCATAATTTAACGGCTGTTAGGAATAGAGTCTTATAGAAGTTAAAAGCGCCTACTAAAATAGTTTTGATTAAGTTTAAAGCGAAAGAGAATACAGCTTTAATTGCATTCCAACCAAAGGTAATTATATTTTTCATTAAGCTAAAATAAAATTTAACTACTTTTACATAACCGTCCCAAGCTTTAGAAAATATTTTACCTATGAATGACATTGCAGAACTAAATACCTTTTTTGTACCTTCCCAGAATCCAGAGAAGAACTTAGACAACCCATTCCAAGCGGATTTCGCACCTTTTACAGTTGCGTCCCAACCTTTAGAGCAGGCATCACCAAGCCATTTAACTGCTTGTTTGGTATATTTAACAATGTCATCCCAATTTTTATAAATTAAATATACTAATCCTACAATTGCTAATATGGCGATTGTCCAAGGATTCATCAGTAAAGTCATCATGGATCTGCCCAACAGTGCTAGGGCTTTTCCTATTGCACCAAACATACCAATAAGTTTAGGGCCAACCTTTAACAATCCTGCAAATGCAGTACTTCCTAGAAAAGCAACGGCTCTTCCTATCATTCCGAACATACCTATTAATCTAGGGCCAAGTTTTAGGATCCCTGTAAATAGCATTGGTACTTTTGTTAATACTGGTACCAGGAATCTAAACGAGCCAACAAATGCACCTACTCCACTTGTCATAAAGCCCATCATGGCAATTAACGGCCCTAATACAGCAACCATACCTAAAATTGCTACAATACCAATTTGGATTGGTTTAGGAATAGAACTGAATGCCTTTGCAGCAACTTCTACTGCTTTAATGATTGGAGGGAGTGCCACTTCTGCAATATCTAAAATAGCTTGTCCTAACGGTTCTAATGATGCCATTGTGGTACGAGTTAGTTTCTGCCAACGAACACCAAAAGCTTCTTGCTGCGTTTTCTGCATTTTTTTCATGCTGCCATCAACGTTTTGTAATGCACCATCGGCGTTATTTAGCCCTAATACAGCATCGGCACCCATGTCTTCCCATTTTGTACCGAATACAGCAACACCAAGTTGGTTTGCTTTTACTTTATCGTCCATCTTACCTAAATCACCTAAGACGGCATTAAATACATCTGCAGAAGTTCCTTTACCTTTATTGAAATTGTCCCAAACCTTTTGAGTTTCTGGGCTCATTTCTGCAAATGCTTCAGTTACACCTTTTGATCCATCTTGTACACGAATACCGAACTCTTTCACAAGGTCGTTTATGTAATCGAGATTGTATGAACCATCTTGCGTCCCATTTGCCATAATGGTAAACATCTCTTCTGCAGAAAATCCTGCTTGTTTAAATAAAGGCGCGTATTCGGAAATGTTATCAAACATTTCATTTGAGAAGTTTAAGCCTGCTTGTCCACCAGAAGCTAAAAGGTCAAATGTCTCTTTTGCATCTAAACCGAACTGATTCATAAGCTGTCCGGCCCCTCGTGTAACCTCATTAACATCCGTGTCAAAAGTTTTTGCAAGAGTCATAGCGTTCTGCGTAGCTCCCTGCATTTCATCGAAAGAAAGATTCTTCATGTTTTGACTTACTTGTATTACGGCTTCATCAACTTCTTGAATACTTTCTCCAAATCCATCTTTCCAGGTATCTTTTGCAACATTACCAAGCTCTTTTGTAGCTTCTTTTGATAAACCAAGTGTAGATTCTAGCTTTCTATTAGATGCATCAAAATCAGACGCTACTTTTACAGCAGCTGCACCAATACCAGCTAAAGGTAATGAAACACCGGCAGTCATATTTGCGCCTGTTTCTTGCATCTTGCTACCTACATGGCTAATTGATTCCCCTGCTTTTTGAAACTTATCATGCATTCCATTTGCAGTTTTTTGTACACGATCTTCGAATTGTTGTAAATCTTTATAAGCGCCTTCTGCTTTAATACCAATCGTTCCGAACAGTTGGAACATTTCAGCTAACATTTACGCACCCCCTTTCACGGGGCCGATAACCATTTTATTCTTCATCGTCTTCTTGGAAGTGAGCCATGATTTGAGCAGCATGCGCTTCACACTCTTCTTTCGTCCATACTTCACCCATTTCATAAGATGATTCTTTATCGTCCTGGGTGTCCGTTAGTCCAAAGGCTTGAAGATAATCATTAAAAGTAGTACCTTCTTCAAGTTGACGGGTTTGAAAGCCAATGAACGCCATCTTCTTCCACTCATTTAGTTCTTCTTGCTGCTCTTCTCGTGCAATTAAAGAAAACAGATCCATTAAACGCGAATACGGTATTGATAAGACATAATCATCTGTCCATCCATACCGTTTTTGGATCTTATCGAAAGCACGTAACATGTTTTGTTCGGCTTCCTCTAAATATTCATCTGAATTTTCGTTTAAGCTTGAATCGGAGCTGCTGCTGATTGGCTCCATTTCTCGCTCTGAACTTTCACGAGTCCCTTGACCTGGTTGAAAAAAGTCATTAAGTCTTCACTTTCTAATAGGCCCTGTATAACAGCAACCATTGCTTCCGGAGGGAACTGTCTAAATTCTTCGGCTTTCACTTTTAATAAACTAGCAAAGAACTCTGTAAAATCATCCTCACAAGCAGGGATCATCGTTAGAACACGGAAAGCGAATTCTAATCCTTTTTGTTGCTGCTTCTCTTTAAGTGCAACTAATTGTGCTTGTCTTTCTTCTTCTGGAAGAGATTCTGCTGCTTTAGTTAGTTCATCCATTGCTTGCTTATCCTTACCGAAATCAGCAAAGTTAACTATTGCGTTGCGTCCAACCTTCGAAATAATCTTAGCGAATCGCCAAACGTCCGTTACATTTAATCGTCGCATTGTTACTTTTTCACCTAAGATTGTAATTTCTGTACCGGTATTCATCATTTTTTCTAATATAGAAGTCATTTCGTCCGCTCCTTTTTTGTATTCAGCTCGTTTCATGCAATAGAAAACCGACTACCATTTATGCGGTAGCCGGTGCTTTTTGTACTGTTGCTTTCTTTTTCTTTGGTAAATAGATTTCGTATGGTGGTGTAGTTGGTGCAGATTCACTGTAATGGCCGATAAACTTACATTTCAAACCAACTGTTCCTTTACCGTCTTTTAGATCTACTTCAATAGATGAAACTACCATTGCATTACGAATTACAAAAATTACTGGTAACTCACTGCCCGAAATCATACCGATTAGTGCGATATCATGGTAATTCGAATCTGGAATATCATTTGAAGGTTTCATAATATCGTAATCTGTTTCAGTTGTACTATCTACCGTCATCCCTGGTAAAGCTAACTGCAGGTTTTCTTTTGTAAACTCTACTAATGTAAGTTCTACATGCGGTTCATCTTTTAATAACCACTTACCGCGCACCATTTTGCCTAGTACACCATCAATATCTGCATCATAATACTCACGATCAAAACCAACTTTTGTTCCGCCTGTAGTTGCTCCTACAAGTTCACCTAATTCTTTTACACTTTTAAACCCTTTGTACATGACACCAGGACCGATAACAAAATTATCTGTAGTCCCTTCACGGACACCGTTAATTAATTTCCAGCTCATTTGTCCTACCCCCTAATACAAGTCCGTTCGCATGGTTCGGACAAGAAATTTTACATTTATATGAATGATAGATGGATCTTCATCTGGTACAGGGATACTACCTGCACGATGTATAGAAAGTATCCCATCATCTTTTAAACCGACTTCTCTATCTAGTAACTTCTCAATACGTGTAGCAATTGTATTTGCCTTATCATAATCCCCGTTATCACAATACACATCAAAATTAAGAATCATACGGTCTATAATTTCGACGTCATCCGGATTATTTGCTTCAATTCTTATAACTGCATAAGGCATGTTCATATCATCTTGTGCGGTTTGGAATGAAAGAGCAGGGCCTTTGTCCTCGCCTTCACCATAGTCTGATAGATTAGCTTTTATTATTTCATCGTTCTCTACAAGCATTCTAATAGCTGCAATAGCGTTAGACATCTATTACCCTCCCATCATTCTTTTAAGCTCTCTACGTTCTTTTTCAAACGCTTTTAATAGGAATGGGCGGGCTTCCATATGACTTGTACCAGTTTCAAGCCATATTGCTTTCTGCAAGTCGCTTCCTACTGCACCCAATACCTCTGATTGTGACCGTTTAACATTGTATTTAATCGAATTTAACAAGTCACCGGTACGAACAGCAGGAGCTTCACCTGGTTTAGAAGCAGTATATTTACGACTCGTATGAGGTATTTTGTATTGTTTACCGCTACGGCTACCCGTGAGATTCTTCTTCACTTGATTTTGTAAATGAATAGATGCTGCTGTGACCTTTTCAACACACATAGCGTTAATATGCGTCTTGATTTGCTCCATATTGCTTGAGTACTCAATTTCTACTGAATTAGCCATATAGATTCATACCTTTTCGCAATAAATTTCAATGTGGTGATTCATAAACGCAGGATTGCGTGGTTCTCCTTTAACTTCAAACGTATAATCAACATCTAATTCTTCACTTTTGAAATGAATACGATCATTAGGCTTAATTTTGTAAGAAGCAGGTGCATATATCTTAAAAGTTGTATCGAAATTTTGTTTATCACGTTTAAATCTCTCATTATCAGCAGCAGAATTAGTAGTTACACGACAAGTCATATTCTCGTAAACGTCCTCTTCTACTTCTGCATAATTACCAGAGGATTGTTTCTTTTTCATTTTTCGTTTTACAACTACTTCATGAATATATAAATCATCCATTCCGCCATCATCGAAATACATTTCGTTCATGTGGCCATCACCGGCTTAACTCTTGCTCTAAACCCTTTTAAACCATTGAGTATCTTATTGTTTGTAGCTGGTTCATCTAGCGTTTCTGGGCTAATCTGGTACGAATAATCCCCAATACTCTCCGATGTCTTCATACCTTTTCGTTGTAAGTTAGCACGAACTACTGCAGAAACAACCAAATCAATAATACATTTCTTCATAAGTACCTGCAGATCATCATAATCTTGTATCTTATATTCGAATTCATATAACTGATTTTCGGATAAACCATAAACAATACGCCCGTTTACAGTAATAGAATCGGTCATATCTTGTTTCGAACTAACATGAGTTACTTTTGCTATAGATTCAGCAGGAAAAGAAAGCCAAGCTAGTTTACTTGTTTGGATGATTTCTTTCATTGGATTCTCCGGATTAACTCTTAAATACTTCTTAGCAATAACCGCATAGTAATCTATTAGTTGTTGAATTACTGTATCAGGCATCTTCTGCGCATTTACGCGGTCTTTAATGTCCTGCAAGGTAATATCCATTATGTTTCTTTCTCCTTCTTATCGACTTCTTTTACAAGTTCAAAATGTCCAGTGCTTACAAGGTAATCAGCTTTTTCATTTGCAACTGTTTCTTCTTGGCCATTCTTAAACTTTTGTCCATAAGCGGTGTAAGTGCCACCGTATCGCAGCGTAACTACTTTCATAATTAACACCCCTTTCACGAATGTAAACTATTACATGAAAGTTTACATTCGTATTGTTGGTTTTATTGGTTATATCTCGTTTTCCATTAAAAACAAGAAAATATTAAAAAAGTATACATTCAAAACCCTAATAATAAAGGATTTATTCCCATAAAAAATACGCCTGGATATTAAGCTCCAAACGCATCCGGAATATTTGTTAGGATTGCTACTGCATCCATTTCTTGAATTACAGCATCATCATCAAAGTGAATTACATAGAATCGTTTATCTTCCATTACTGCAGCTTTACCTTCTGTTGTTTTACGGATACGAGTATCGTATGTATTAACTGCAATAAAGTTTTTAGGGTCTGCAAGAAGAATTACATCATCCGCTAAAGATGGCACTGTCACAATTCCATATCCCATTGGTTTATTAACTTGATCTCCTGCTCCAAGTAATGCAGCATCACCGGCACCTGTAGGACGATTTGTTAAATATTCAATCCATTTCTCTCTGCGGTTTGGAGACATAATCCAACGTAGATTACTATTTTTATATTTATTTGGCATTGCACCAGATAACGCAAAGATAGAACCTTTACCGAATCCATTAGCAGTTGCTGCTTCACCTGTATCAGTTACTAATTTTGCATGATCCACAATATGTGATACTTTTGATTTCTTGATTTTTTTCAACCATCCATCATTAATATTTAAGAAAGGATCAGAAGAATCTAGGTCACCATTCCAATGTAAGTCTTCAAGGTCAATACCGGTTTGAGTGGACATAAGTTCCATTACCGTATCCTCATAACCTTCACCTTCAATATTTTCGCGAAGTAATTCTTCGGTAATTTCCCAAGGTAAACGAATTGGTTTTGTATTATATTCAATTTTTGATGTTTCCACACCAGCGCGGTATCCATCATCACTATTTTCTGTTTTCTTACGTAAGATACGGCCACCAATTGCAATTTTATCTAATTCACCTTGTTTTGCTTTACGCATTTCTTTGCGGTGTAATTGTGAGAATGGTGTTGTATCAAATGCCATACGGAAGAATTCTTTACTTTGCTCCGGATTTAATAATCCTGCATTCATTCCACTTGTTGTCATTGCTGCCTTTTCAATACGATCTAAACGTTTTAATAATTGTGCATTAGTCATTGTCATAATAATAAATCCTCCTCTTACAGGTTAATCCCTGCCCATTTAGACTTTTTAATTAATTGTTGTCCTGGTGTGAATTCTTCGTCTGGGTCTAAGCCTTTACGAATAGAAGCAGCATTTTCGATATTCTCAAGACGTTCAGCAAATGGCGCTAATGCTTTTTGGATAACCGCTGCAACTTTCTCTTCATCTGTTTGCTCTTCTGGTGTCGGTTCTACTTCTTCGCCATTCACTTGCTTTTCAATCTTTTCTAATTTAGTAGCTAGTGGCTCTACTGCTTGTTTAACAATCTCTGCAATATCTTCTGCTTTCATTTCGTCTTCCTCCTGTGGTGAAGCTGCTTCTTTTATTTCAGTAATTAAAGCTAATACTTCATCTAATTTTGTATGATTCTTTTGGGATAATACCTTCCCAGCTTTTTTAATACTTTCTAAAACAATGCTTTCTGCTTGTACACTGTCCTTTGATTTCGCAATGGTATAACCGCCTTTAATAGAAGAAAGTATGTCCTTCATATCATCAAGAGCAGCTGCCATACGGTCGATATCGGGGTTACTTTCCCAAATCTCCCAATAGAACACATCTTCAAATAAATTAAAAACAGCCCGCAAATCACGCTTTTGTTTTTCATCAACAAAGCGGTCTTTTACTTCACCTTTTGCGATTTTGTGAGTTTCACCTTTAACGAAATCTAGCATTTTTCGAATAAGGCCTTTATCTTCATGAGTAAAATCATCAGTCTTGGCAATTTCAACACGTTCACCAAATCCACCCATAGAAAAACCAGTGACTTCACCTTTTTTAATTTCTTCCCAGGTTTCTGCATCATCAACACGAACAGTCATAAGCCACGTTCCTGCTTTTACTTCTTGTTCGCCTACTGTCATATCACTTTTAGCAATCCAGTTTTCAACCACAGTCCCTTTACCAGCGATTTCATCATGTTGCTTGTCGATGTGTTGGTAATTTTCCATAAAGGTATAAGCAGCCTTTTCTATTTCTTCTGCGGTCATAATATCCCCATGTGAATCTTCTACATCTGGTTCATATACCACACCTGTAACAAGCTGCTTCTCTTCCTCTGTTTTAAGGATTGGAACTTGCTTTGATATATTAGGTTGTTTAGCAGATTCACTTTTCATAATGGCAAATTGACGACCGTTTGCGCCCTTTGTAACTAGTGAAATATAACTGATATTGGCGTTTTTTAGTTCGTATCCCATCGTTTTACCTCCTTCCTTATAAATATTGGGGTTCCACTGTCAAAACGCATAGCAGCCAATTTAAAGCCGTATACGTTTTGACGATGAAACCCCAATCAAATAGGTGTATTTTACTACTCTTCTGAAATCATAGTGCAGCGGCAATGTGGATGAGCTGGCGGACACATCTTTCCATTGCTGAATAGATCATCAATATCTACCGTTTCCCAATGTAAACCACCACATTCTTTACAAACACGCTCATCGTTTCCTGTAAGCCATGTTTTCGTGTTTCTATTTGCGCCCTTATAAGCAATTAAATTACCGTAGTTCATTGCATATGTTGTTTCTGTTCGTGCAATCATCATTGCTCTGTAGTTACTTGCTTCTGACATTACATCTGCAATAGAAACACTTAATGCATCGACACCCATTCCCTCACTAAGATTCTTTAACATAGTTTCTCTTAATCTATCTTTAGTGGTTTCATGGATTCCTTTAGCTAATTCAATAGCGTAAGCAGCAACCCATTTTGCAGCAACGTCACCAATTGGGTCTAATACCATCCAGGTTAAACCGTTTGATGCAATGGCACTTTGTACAAAGTCTGTGACTTCATCCTGTAGGGTGTCTGTGACTTCATCGACAAACATTTGTCTTTCTTCATCCCAATCGACACTATCAAGAAATCCATCAACTTCTGCTTCATCAATTACAGGAACAAATTCTTCATCTGCTTTATTAATACGAATTACGGGAAGCAGGTTTAAGAGCCGTTTTCCCTGCTCGGAAAAAAATCCGCTACCTTCTTTTGCATAGCTTTCTCTACTTCTTCATGCTTTTCCCTAAATGTATTAATAGCAATTAAGTTATCTTGCTCATTATTTGCAGCTTTAGCAATTGGTTCAGGTGGAGAAGCTTCGGTTTTACCATCAAAGAATTTATCTCCTTCTGGTACAGGTTCATAACCTACTACTTTACGGGACTCATTCAGTTTTAATATTCCACCCTCGTAACTGTCTTTTGCATACTTCAAATCTGCTTCACGATCATCCGTATCGATTTCATTTAATTTGAAATACCAATCTAAATCGCCTAGTATTTCAGCAAATACACGGAACAATTGGTTATTTAATCGATGTTCTAAGATTTCTTGACCAGGCTCTATAATAGAACGCTTGTACATCTCGTTCATTTCTTTAGCGGTTGTTTGCCCCAATGAACCTGTCATAGCCCAACCTATACGATAAGGCGGCACACGATGGGCCACACATATCTCCATTGCGCTATCCTGCTTATATAAACGGAAGCTACCTTCTTTTACATCTGGACTAATCTTTTCTAACCTTGCTTTCGCACCATCTGGTACAGGTACAACGGCTAATTTATGGTGTTCTCCTTTTGTTTCTGCAGAGAAGAATGCTTTCAGTTCATTTTCTGTTCCAGAATCTACTTCATCGACTCCCTCAAGAAATAAAATGGAATCTGGAATGGTTTTACCTGTAAAAAAGTCGATATTGTAATCTCTTGCTGCTTGTGAGCCAACTATTGAACCTATAGAACTAACGTAATTAGGTATTCCATAATAAGAAGAACGAGAACCAAATTTACGAATAACAATTATTTCTCCGGCTTTTTCTGTTCCATTTCCTGCAATATCATCTGCACCTAAAGGCCTACCATCAGCAAGATGATAATCATCTGGATAATTAAACTTTTTAAACCAGATTTCTTTATTGTTTACAATTTGAGCAAAGCGTATTTTGTCCTTATGAGCACGTACTGTATGTCCCGGTATATGATAAAGCTCTACCGGACTTTCACCTTTATTATCGCGAACAACTTCAATAATGCCCCAGCCAACTGTTTCATAATCCTCCCATACAGCTCTAAGAATTTCTGAACTTGTCATTTCTGGGTTGCACTTCCGCATGAAATTTTTTAGCGTTTCATATTGCTCCTGGCTCGCTGCTTCTTTCACTTCTTCAAAAGGAGCAAAATCGAAACCAACACCTGCAATATCATCGACTTTTGCGCTAATACAAGCAGAATGAATAGGATTACTTTCTTTTATATCCAGTAGAGTTGCCATATCATAAGGAGGTTTAATTAATCCTTTATCACTATATGAAAGAGCGAATGGATCAACTGCCATTTGCTTACTGTTGTCTTCCTTATTCTTTGGATCATCTGCAGCTTTATTAATACCAAATACTTTTACATTCTTAATTGTTTTCTTATCGCTCATATCGTTTGTATGTCCTCCTTTCTTCTATTAATAAAGAGCAAAAGAAATAGCCGAACAATTATTAATGTCCGACTACACTCTTTTAACCTTTCCACCCATAACTACTTTACGTTTACTCATATCGTCCTCACATGCATAACGAGTCATATCGATACTATGATTGTCCTTATCTTGTAATCTGTTTTTCGGATTACCATCTTTATCAACTTCATAATCAATATTTTCAAATTCACCTGCAGTTTTTGGGCAACGCTCAGGATCAATTATGATTTCTACTAAATCATCTAACCATTTTTCTCCGTATTCAACAGAACCAGGCCCTTTAATTGCACCTTTGATTTTCTTAATGTCATGATCGTTTTTCATTTCATCGATTGATTTTGGTTCAGAAGAATCCGCAATTATTTCAACATCATCCCAGCCGAGTTTTTTAATCTTTTCAGCTAATGAACGGTTACTGATTTTAACGCCATGAATTTCACCAAATATATAAAGCTTCCTGCGTGTTTTGTCATAATGCATACGACCAAAAGACAACGCGTCATTCCCGTAACCCCAGTCAATCCCTTGACGTATATTATCAAATGATTTGATTTCTGCATCTGTAATACGTCTGAATTTAAGGTTACTAAATGGAATAACGCCGCTGCCTGTTGGTTTTCCTTCATACTCATGTTCATATTGCTGTGGTTTAAGTCTCTTTGTTTCTTCTGCTTCTTCCACGAACTGCTTAGAGATATGCGGGTTATCATGATATGTACTATGATGTACAAATGTATTCTTTGGTCTGAATTGTGTTTCAAACTTCTTGTTAACCCAGGATTGTTTCCTTTTAGGTGGGTTATATGAATAGTACATCTTATAACGCAATCCATTCGGTAATTCTTTACGCAAAATAGATTTCTCTATTGTAGAAACATCTTCCTCTAATTTAAATTCAGCCAATTCTTCAAACCATGCAATAGCAACTGGATATTTCGCTATCTTAATAGATTTAATTTTCGCAGGGTCATCAGCACCACGGAATATCATTTTGTTTCCACGCGGCTTATAAATGATTTCCATTGGACTTTCTTTAAAACGAAATAAATGTTCTACACCTAATATTTCTATTGCTTCTTTTATTTGCTCATAGCAGGATTCTCTTATTGTATCCTTTACTTTACGTATGCAAAGAACCGTAATAGGAAACTGAATAAGATCCATAACAATACAAATGGATATATCAGTAGATTTACCTGAACCACGTCCGCCTTTACAAACAATTTTTAATATTGATTCACATTTACGAGCTAACCAAACTTGATGAAATGCCGGTGGAAGTATTTCTGCGATTTGCTTTTTAGACATTTAAATCACCACTAATATTATCTACAATGACAACCGGCTCAATATTGTTCTCATTATTATTAATATTAGATTTAATTTTGTCGATTTGAACCTGGATAAATTCAAGTTTGGCCCTTCGTTCATCATCTATATTTGCTAATCTATCAAAATCTCTAATAAGAGCAGATAAGGTAGAAAGTGCTTTAGATTGTGCATTTAAGAAGCTAGCCTGTTTGTCCCAAGCGAATTGAATTTCCCACTCTTCTTCGAATCCACTTTCGCTAAGTTTTTTCTTTCTCAGTTCCTTTGTCATGTCCTCTTTATTATTAACGAACATAATACGTTGAGCATGAATGATTTGAGCGTGCTGCAACATTATACTTTCCCATAGAATCGATAAAGGATCATTGTTAATCGCTTCCTCTAGCTCTTCTTTTAAAACATATAATTCTTTTGGTAAATACTTTCTATATAAACCATGAGTAGCAGCATTACCATTACGTAGTGGAGCAGCGCCACCGGAATTACCAACAGCATTTTTATTACCCTTGGGTGCTCCACCACGATTGTTTACAGCATTCTTATTACCTTTGGGTGCTCCTGGTTTCTTTTTGGAGTACTCCGTATCTTTCTTTGGAGTACTCCGTTCATTTTTATGGAGTACTCCATTTAATTGGTCTATCCATCCATCTTTGGATTTCCATCCGCCAACCGTTTTTTCACTTACAGTTTTTTCAGATGTAGACAACAATTCAGCAATTTTACGATTCGTAATATCACCATTATGCTCTTTAAATATTTCATACGCTTTGTTACGGTCTGGACTTCGTTGTCTGGCCATAATTACATAACACCTGCCCCCTTATCCAATTGTTTGCACTTCCTTCTCTAAACACTCAATGCATATATGAGCATTATCCGTATTTGCTTCACGGAGATATGTTTTATCAAAATGAGTAATAGTTAATGGCATTTTTAATGTCCACATGCACGGCTCATTACAAACAGAGCATGTAGGAACGTTTATAGTTTCTTCTTCCATTTACACCACCTCACGCTAAATGCTTTACAAAATAAAAAAGCAGCGTAATCGCTACTTTTTTGGTTTCTAATTTATAAACTGAAATCTTCTAATGATTTATCTATCTCATCTTGTTGGATTCCTATATAACGTAATGTAATCGATGGAGCAGAATGATTAAAGATTGTTTGTAGCATTACTACATCTTTTGTCTTTTGGTAATAATGATATCCAAAAGTTTTTCTAAGAGTGTGCGTTCCAATTTCATCAAGCCCTACTTTTTCAGCAGCAGCGTTCATAATTCGATAAGCTTGGATTCTCGTGATCGGTTTCCCTGTCTTTTTAGAAGCAAATAAGCAATCTGTTTCGTTCATTCCATTTACATACTCATTTATTTTTTCTCTTAACGTTGTATTGATAATGAAACGTTTCTCTTTTCCAGTCTTCTGTTCTTTAATAACAATGTGAATTCTTTCTTTCACATCATTTACATGTAACTTTAATAAGTCACTAATTCTTAGACCTGTATTGATTCCCATTTCAAATAAAAACAAATCACGATAAGATTGGCGACGTAAAACTTCTTTCACTTCTTCTAATTTTTTCTTATCTCGAATTGGTTGCACAAACTTCATTCCTTACCCCTCCACACGTTATGTTACATTATATGTATCTTTATTATACAATATGTTACATAAAATATGGTAGTTTTTTTTAAAATAGAAAGAAACGTTGATATAACGGCATTTCTATTCATAAATCTAATGTAACAAAATATATGTTGTGTTACATTAGACTATATTTTTAATCAATTACCATTAAATGGGTTGAGTTGAGTTTATTTTGTTAATCCTTATCTTTCCTTAACAACAAACAAGGCGCCACCCAGATCACGGCAGCTCCTACGATAATTGCTATACACATGTTTGTTCTATCTACATAGTAAAATAAAACACCCATAATGGACACATCATAAGATTAGTAACCCTATTTTCTGTCTGTTGATTATTATGTTTATAGAACTAGATTGTGCACATCTATATTCAGTAAGTGCATACCCTATTACATGAATACTACTTTAGGAGTGATTATATTATGAATCCTTTCCCGATGAGGATTGTTGTAGCTCCAACTTCGACTTGGCAACATTTAATTCACCATCCTTCATATGGTCAATATGGTATGCAACCTGGGCATATCCCCTTTACTCCTACAATTGCGCCTTCTCCTGCAATATACCAATATCACTATATTTTTCCAGTATTGTATTTCCAAGAGTTTCACGGTACATTTAACATCTAATCTAAATAGAAAAATATCCGTTACCTGTACCATTGATGACAATTCATGTTATACCTAAAACAGTATTTAAATACGTTTAATGTGTAATTTCTATACAACAAACAAAAAAGCACCCGTTATGGATGCTCTGATATCAATTATTTATTTGTATTTTAATTACGGTAAATGAAGTTTTACCCTTCTTCCAATCACCTAATATTGCTGCACCAATCTTTTTATGCATTATTAAGTAACTGGAAGAAGAGCAAAAGCTCTCCTTAATAACGGTATCATTCAACCACTACCATCTGCTGGTTTCGGATTTTATGTGCCGTCATTACGAACCGTTTAGAATTGTCGAAACAACATAGCGAGTTGTGTTTTCCGCCACTTCCCACAATACAAATATAACACATTAATTCCAAAATAACCGACACATTTCCTGCCAAAAAGCGGTCATAACTCTGCCACTAATATTAAATTCCCCATCACTACTGGAAATGAGTTGCGATGAAGAACTTCTCTATAATTCAGTGTTTCTTATGTTACAACTGCCTGTACACCTTTCGTTTAATGTTAATAAGATATACAGAAAGTACTTTTAATAGGAGATGATTTTATGTCCAGTTATAAATCAAAATGTCATCAAAGGAAAAATACGATTACTACAGGACCTTTTCTAGTTCCAGTGAATGCTGCGGTTGGACAACCAAATAATAGGCTTGTAATTATCCTTAAGAATCCAACAAGACAATCGCTAGAAGCTGATGTGGTAATCGAGTTTTGTCCTCCTGTACAAATCTCAGTTGAAGGTACACCACTCCCCTTTATAACTACTGAGAATGAAAGACCTTTTCTGGAAGGGCTTGGTCTAACAATTATACCTCCAATGAGTTGTACTCGATTAGAATTTGATATTAGTTCTTTTGTAAACGGAATCCTTCATGTTAAATCTACAGGTGATTATTTAGTAGGAGAACGTCCATTACGTGGAAAACTTGAAATTGAAGTTGTTGGTGGATCAGGCCTTTCTAATCCTACGAATCCTGGTCTTTCCGTTGCAGATCCTTCTATGGTATTCCATTTTGCTGATTTCATAGTTTAAAAAATAGGAATAATTTAATTCTATAAGTATCAGTTACACTGTCTAAGACACAAGTACAGTCCCCTACTAAATTTCATATCAATTACATTTCTCACATCGTTATTCTAAGTTTTGTAGCATCTATACTTTTCACTTTAAATATAAGATTAATGTTGGGACATCGTCATGAGAATATAATTCACTTGGTAAATCTAAATTCTCCTAACGATGTCCCAATTATTAATTAACCTCATAAAATTTGCTCTACTGACTTACCCATATCTTATATTGTGTGTAACTGACCCTATCGTGAAATCCCTTGGTATCATTAATTTCATTTAACTTTCTCTTTTGAGTTACACAGTACGAAAATTATGAGTAACTGTATAGGGGTACTACCAGCATTTTTCAAAATAACCTACGCTAAATAAGCTGCCCATATGGACAGCTTATTTACATACTTATCGTTATCAGAAGTAAACGGGATCTATTTTAAAAATTCAATCACTTTTTTGCTATTATCTTAATAAAAGGGGGGAATGTAATGGATAAATTTTCATATTTAATTTCAATAATAGGAGTATTGTTATTAGTGATAGCAATATTTTTTAATAAATCACGTAAATAATTTTTTTGTAAATCTAACTTTATTTCAAGATTAATGTCTCCATATCTATCTGTATATACTCTCTACCTTTCTTAATTCTTCCGTCTTGAAAATAATCAAGTTTAGGATTTTTTTGATAAATACGTGTATTCGACTTGATACTTACTGGCTCGTTGCACAAAGCCAACATCTCTATAGCAAGATCCCGCAAGGTATTTGGAGATAAAAAACTTTGAATCTCTTGAGCAAATAGTTGTAATTCGTCATACACAGAAACAGACATAAAAACCGCCTCCCTTTTCTATGATTCTACAGAAAGAATAGCGTATTTTTTCATTCTAGGGGGCATTTCTTTTTATTAGCTTGATAGCGATGGGGGATTTCCACTATAAATATATAGTGGAGTTCAATCATACGTTTCTCATACAAAGATAGAGAGGAAAGGAGAGATCAAATGAAAGATATTTTAATGAAATACATGACAAAGCTTACAACATTAAGTAAAAAACAGCAGCGCATGATTGTAGAAGAACTACAGATTGAAGAATATAAAAAAGGAACAGTGCTCTTAAGACAAGGAGATGTTCCGTCAAAATGTTATTTTGTATTGAAAGGATGCGTTAGACAATATTGTATAGATGAAGCAGGGAAAGAAGTTACATCAAATTTTTATACAGAAGAACAGGCAATAACACATTTCAATCATCATAAAAAGGAGAAATCATCACCACATACGTTAACGTGTTTAGAAGACTGTGTGGTAGTAGTTGGGGATCTACATAGTGAAAAGGACATGTATAATAAATATTCACAGTTAGAAAAAATGACACGCCAAATGGTCGAATACAATTTTGGTGAAATGCAAGATGAGCTTGCTTTATTTATTTCATCGACACCAGAAGAGCGATATAAAGCATTATTACAAAAACGGCCGTATTTAATCGATCGCGTTCCGCAATATCAACTAGCAAGCTATCTTGGCATTACGCCAGAATCATTAAGCAGAATTAAGAAACGAATGAAGTAGTGGCTTTACCACCTTTCAACAGTAGCCATATCGCAAGTCCCAATTCACCTGCAATCATTGGCAATTGGAACAGTGCTTGTGTGATGAAAATAATCGTATCGTATTGTGAAAACATTGTATTCATGATGTGAATGACGATATAACCGATAGCGGCGATGAACAGTAGTACACTAATAAATTTCGGTATTGGTTTAAATAGAAAAGTTACATATCCTAAAACGAAAAGATGTAAGCCGAAAATGATCAATCCTACAGACCAAATGTATTCGAAGGCACCAAGAAATAACATCGTATAGGTTTCTGGATTAGCAATTGTACTTTTTGAAAGTAGCAATGCCAATATTAAATTGAGTATGGCGATTCCAAGTATAGCTGTATACATAAGACGAAGCCAAGCAGCTAGCAATGAGAGGCTAGCGTGGATAGGTTTTAAAAAGAAATAAAGAGCCCAAGTGGCGATAATGTCCGCAATAAAAATGATAACCCATCCGAAAATTTCCGCGTTAAAAAGAGAATTTGACGTTTGGATATTATGAAATGTCGTGCTCGAATCTCCTTTTACAACGAGATTTCCGTGAACAAAACCGTAAGAAAAAAATGCAATGAATGCCATGATAAGAAGAGAAGTACCCGCAAATAAGGCGAAATTTCGTTGATTCATATTACGTCCTCCTATTTCTAATATTACTTTCATTTTAATACGAGAGAGAATGATGATTCATTGACTTAAATCAAGAAAGGAGAAATTTAATGGAATTTCCAGCAAAAAAAGATGCATGGTTATGGTACTATAAAATCTTAGCTTGATGGGCATGTGGCAATACCCCTAGATATAAAAGAAAAAAGCAATGATTAGATTTTAAACCTAGTCATTGCTTTATCCATTGCATCTTGGTTTACACCTATATAACGTAACGTGACCTTCTCTGACGAGTGATTGAATATCTCCATAAGTAATGCTATGTTTTTCGTTTGCATGTACATATGGTACCCGTATGTCTTTCTTAATGTATGTGTTCCTATTTCATCTAATCCGAACTCCGCCGCTGCTCCACTTAATATCTTATATGCCATGCTACGACCGATTGGACGATTCCTACCTTGTCTACTTTGTAATAAATACTCATTATCTTCTCTTTCTTCGATAAACCATTTAAGCTCTCTTTTCAACGCTACAGTAATTTGAATACGTTTTTGTTTCCCTGTTTTCTTTTCTCTCATAGATATATGACTGCCTTTGACATCTCCTACCCTTAGTTTCAAAATATCAGAGATTCTCAGGCCTGTATTAATACCCATAATGAAAAGGATGTAATTACGTAAGCTCTTTTCCTTAAAATACTCTTTTAGTTGCTGTATTTCTTCTGAATCACGTATTGGTTGAACGAAGTTCATTATTCATTACCTCCAGTTCCTTCAGTTTCATAAACTTCTAATCTAAGAGCAAAAGCTAAATTATAAAACGTCCTGGACTTCCAACGGCGATATGTACGTTCAGCCATTCCAATTTCGTTATAAACCATATAATCACAGACGGCTTCTTCGTCTAAATAGCGCTTATTTATAATGTCTCTCTGAATCTTTCCTGCATAACTATTACCTAAGCGACTTAAAAACTGATTAATACGGAATGACATTAACTCCAACCACTCTTCATGCTCACTTTGTTGTAAATTAGCGATTGCTACATCCTCTAAAGGCTTCCCTACTGTATAAGTTGGACCGTGTTCTCTCATTTCATAAGAAGGAGTGACTTTCATTTCTTTACGAATCATTCCGAACTGTCTATATATACGCACACTTTCAAGAACACCTTCTAATTTCTCTTGCGTTGCTGCTCTATCAATTTTTGGTAAGAAAGATAATTGTTTAGTCATGTAAGACCACTCCTTTTTATTTTTCAATTATTTTTGTCTTAAAACTCCACGTCTCCGTTCATAACAAGGTCTATGCATCCCCATCAAATCCTCAATTTCACGAGTACTAAATTTCTCTTTTCGTTTTTTCTTGCCTTTCTTCTTTGCTTGTTTTGATTGCTTTTTCCACTCACGTAGCTGATCCTTTAATAACTTCATTTCCCCATCTCCCTTTTCAAAATAAAAAAGACACCTATTCCCAAAACAGCTTGAATTGCTGCTTTAATGAATTGGTGTCCTCTAGTTTTCTAGCCGGACTTTATTCGATTTTTATCTTAAATATCCCAATAGTCACTATTAACATCATTAGTATATTTGCTGATTTCCTTCTCTTTCCCACACTTTTCACATTTATAATAACTAACTATCCCCATCTTACCGGTTTTAAAATCTTCACTGTCTTGACTTTTAATAAGTTTATATCTATGTATACATTTAGGTTCTTTTAATATATCCAACCACTTTACTAACATAACTTAATCACTCTCCTCTTGAAGATAGTCTTTCTATTCCCATCTTCTCTTAAGAATACATTAGAAAAGTTTCCCAATCAACGGAACGTGATAGCTTGTTTTTCTATAAACAAAAGGATTATTTTGTTAAAAAATCTATTCTAATTTATAAACTCTAGCTTTTTCTTATATCTTCCATTAAAATTTAATAGAAATATTTCGATAACAAAGGAGCAATCTATGAAGCATAATATAACTCTACGGTACTTTATTTTTTCACTCATTTGTATCGGTTTATTCTTTTTATATCTTGAAGTATGGTCACCTAAAAAGAATATACCTATAAATTCAGCATCTTTTCCTCTTTTATTTATTTTACTAGCCTTAACAATAGGAACTTTTTTTGTTATTTTGACAAGATTCTCTAAGATAAATAATTGGAAAGCGATAATCTTACTAGCATTTTTCATTGTCTTTGTTTTTAGCACTTATCTTGTTTGTGGGATATAGAATAAGTTCAAACGAAAATCTTTAAGTTCCCCTCTGAATAAAACTCAAAATTCCGTCAATACTATAGACAACCCATTTCGAACCATATTCCATGAGTGGAGCAGTTAGCTTTTGCTAGCTGCTCTTTTTGCTGTACAAGTACCCATTTACTTTAAAATGAATAAACTATTTCGAACCTTACTTTACAGATATTCACGGTTCATAACTTATAAATATAACCCTCATACACAGAATATTTTTAAGCGAGCGCTCTATCATAAGTGCTCGTTTTATTTTGGTGATTTTCTACAAAATGAAATTTTTATTCGATTACTTCAAATTCAGATGAACCGCAAAATTTATCATAAAAACCATCAATTTGAATATCGTAATCGCCATTCTCGTCCCTTTTTATGAAATTAATTGTTTGAATTTCATCTTCCCATACCACTTTATCTCCAACCTGCAAATTACTTACATAACGTACTTCAGGTTCTTCTTTGATTTCTTTGGTTAAATTTACAACCCCGATATTTTCATAAGGCTGATTAGCATATCCTTTTTCTTGTAAAACTTTAATGATTTCCTGTGCATCTTTCCAAGCATTATCACCTTGACCAAATTTAATAGTCACTGTATTCATCTTTCATTCTCCTTTTCTAATAAAATAGCGTTTTTATAACAAATTACTTAATGTCTTCCCGTTCTTTGTATCCACAGTCTTTACATTCCAAAATACGAAACGTCACTTCTGACATTGTTTTAACATTTATACTGTTCTTCGGCTCACCTTTCTTGATTTCACGTGATCCACACTCTGTACATTCAATTGCATATCCTGACTTGTTCATTTGGTATTCCCCTTTCAAATAACGATTGTATTACAGCCTGCACATAAATCCCAAACATACATAAAGTATAATGCGGTATTCTTTTTCAATATAAAACTTGGTAATGGAGCGCTTTTAAAAGCGCTCTTTTTATTTAAATCCACTTTATTATTTTTATTACTATAAAAAATATATAGTTTCATACGAAATCAATAAAAAGAATATTCTATTCTGTATAATCTACATTGGGTAATACGATTGCGCTGGGTAATAAGATTGTAAAGAATAATATGATTGTGCTGGGTAATAAGGTTGTAAAGAATAATATGATTGCGCTGGGTAATAACTTTGTTGCGTGTGCTGTGATTGCAGCGCTTGTTGTTGTGCTTGTATAGCCTGATGAACTGCTTGAATAGTACTTTGTGCAGGCCCCGATCCTCCTAAAGGGCGCATTTGCGTTTTATTATAAAAAAAATCAAAAAACATCCTATATTCACCTCATCCTGTAAATATTTTGTCTTCCATCTTTCATACTATGAATATTTAATTACAATGGATAATACATGACGCTTTTCACCTTATAATTCTTGAATCTCTTTCTATTCAAATAAAGATTTTGTTTGAACCCATTCACCAATTTCATACTTTTACATACTTTAATACTACCTTTCTGTATAATGTGAGTTCGTCACTTTCGTTATAATGAGGTATAAAGAGTGCTCTCGATTAGCGCTCTTTTTTATTTAAGATTTTGGTTTACTTTTGCTAGCTACCCTTCTCTTGTATAAACGCACCTTTTTTACATACAATATTAAAATCCAAATAATCCTCTTTTAGGACGGTACCAATATGAACAAGACATTTAAATACCTTTTAATCTTTTTTTGTGCGGTGTTTTATATTGCAATGATTAGCGGTATTATTTATCTAAACTTTGTTCAAGAGCATTTTATTCCTCCAAGCAAGAAATCTAAGATTGAACATAAACATTTATAATTGGTATAAGGAGCGCTCTACAAGGCACTCTTTATTTTTTAGGGACCAGCTCCATAACTCTAAGTAACGAATACAATATAAAAAATTAACTCATGAAAATCTGATTACAATTTTTAGGTTTTTATCTTATGAGACATTCACCTACCTTACTAAGAGTGCATATAAAAATGCGCTCTTTTTATTTAAATAAGAATTTTGTTTAAAAAATTAATTAAATTCTCTAGCATGGTGCACTCTATACCTAAAAGGAGTAATCATGAAAATTTTAAAATACATGGCACTGACAATTGGATGGCTAACATTACTATCATTTTGGTACGTAATATTCTTTCATTAATCTCTATTTAATCCATGCGGTTGGCTTTTGCTAACTGTTCTTTTTCTTCAAATTAACTATTTTGAATTAATTACTTATACCAGCATTCATTTATATACCAAGCTCTATGCCAATCGTCATCAGTACTTTCTACTGCTTTGTTATGATTATTAGGATCCACTGGCAAGCAATACACTTTTGCATTATCTGGATCACTTTTTTCATCTTCAATTTCGATTTGAGTGACTTTTAAGTGGTACTCCATAATACCGTTACTAAAAACATCACCTACAGCAATATGCCAACCACTCGTTTCTAACTCTTCAACATATTTCATCTCTCAATCCCCCTTTACGAATAATCTTTTTTACTTTACACATACTACCCATAAGCCGACTTCCCACGGCGGTACTCTTTCAAAACGGGGCTCACTCCTCGTTACTGTTTAAGACACGGCAGGTAACTTAGTCAATTACCTGCTATTTTCTATTCAAATAAAGCTTTTATTCAATTTCAGCATGTAAACCGTCACCATTTAAAAAATCGCATATTATTTCTAAATCACCACTTGCTACAACCATTTCCCACGCTTCACCTTCGTATCCATATTCTTGTTCTAAAGTTCGTACAGCACTTTCAAATTTAGTAAATTCATATTCTCCACCATTAACAACTAATGTTCCTATCTCTCATTCTCCTTTTTAATAAAATTCAAATTTGATTAAAGTAACTGTGTTTTTCGTTCTTCCATACGAATTACTTTTCCACTTTGATATACAAATGATTGTTCACCAAATCCTCCTTGGGGTGGTTCTATTAGTTGGACCTGACCATTTTTAACAACATATATGCCGTTTATTTTCAAATCTATTTCAGCTGTCATTTCTTCAAGTTTTTCTTTAATAATTCCCACTAAGACCACTCCCGTATGTTATGATTATTTTGTCGAAGCAAGTCGGGAGCAATCTCGGCTTTTTTGTTTGTCTACAAATATCGCACAACATTTTCTGGAACAAATAATTGCTCAAGTGATAAATAAAGCCGTATTGGAATCGGTTCTTTATTATCTCTCGCAGACTTGCAAAGCTCCTCCGCTTCTTCCCAATCGAACTGCTTATCTTCCACTCGCTTAAATCTCCAAATTCCAATTGTATATTCCTCAAATAATTCATACTGATCATTTGGCTCTGTTGTTGGTTTTAATTCATCAGTAGCTCTTACTTGATTTGGTACTTGAACAACTACATCCGTAAAACGAACTTTAGAATTTAATCGATGAATGTGTGCTTTCTCAGTATCGAATGCTACTACAGGCTCAACATCAAATATCGTTAACTGCTTTGGCATTACAATCCTCCTAAGCCTCTTTTTTATATTTTGCTAATACTTGTTCTAAACGTTTACGTTCACCCTCTAAATCCGTTTCATCGTGCTTTACAGGCTGAGATTGCACTTCTGTATCTTGTGTATGTAACCAATCAGGAACAATTTCTTTTCGAGCATTACTTCTCCCACCACGAGACTGGTATTTCTTACGGAATTGAGTTTGTGCAGCTTCAACATCATTAATGCTTTTATACCCTTTAGCATGCCAATCTCTTAAAATACCTTGTACATAAGACATATTAGGTGCATTCTTTTCTAAAGCTATTTTCATCGCTTTAATAACAAGCTGTGCATTCAAATCTTCAATCCACGCATTAATCCCTTCAGCCACAAATGGTTTAAGAACTCCAAAGTTTTGCTCATAAAATGCTATTGGATTTTCTTCTGCAACTTTTTTATCTCTTGAGCAGCTTGCTGCTTCTTCTTTTGTTTTTGTTTTTGTTTTTGTTTCTTCTTTTTCTTTTGTTTCTGTTTTTGTTTCTTCTTTTTCCTTCATAGGGTCTTCGAAGCCCCTTATAAGCCACTCAAAACGAGCTTGGAAGTATTCCTTAATACGAGGAATTTTAAAATCTTGCTGCTGTTCTAAATCTAAACATGTCTCATAAAAATCAATTAAAAAATCTTCACACTTAATATTTTGGATTTCTTTTAACACACACTTTTCAATATTCATATTTGTAATAGCATTGAATTTAAGCCAATTAATCAACATAATTTCTTTCGTCTTTTTGTTGTAATGAATTTTCCCGTAATCAGCAAACCGCTCTAGCAGCTTCTCAACCGTCTCACGGTTATACCCTGTATCCATTTCTATCACTCGTAATGGAAGCTCATAGATACCACTCTGAGAAGTTTTGCTATTAGTCATCAAATACAGGTAGAAGTATTTTTCCTCCGGTGTAAGATCTAAAACGAATGCATCTTGCCAATATGAAACTTGAACAGGTCTATAAACTGCCATATTATTCATCCTCCATTGTTTTACTTGATTTGCTTTGATATACTTAATCCAATTCAATTTTTAGAAAAACTCTCTATAAGAGTCTAAAATCTATCACTCTGCAAAGTGATAGATTTTTTATTTTCTTCGACTAACTACTGATGCATTAATCCCCTGCCCTTGAAGGCTTTTAACAACTACACGATAACTCTTTGATACATCGTGCTCCTCTTTTTCATTACGAAGGCTCTTGAATTCTTTTGCGCATCTATTTAATTCCTTCTCCCAATGATTTGCTTCATCTAATGAACCAGCATGGAACATGTTATGAATACATGTCACCATGCAGTTATGTAATTCATTTGCAAAAGCAAAATCACCTGGTAGAACTAAGTCGAACAGACGATTACATTCTACTTTCATAATTTGCTCCCCATTTTTAATAATTTGATACTGTACGCATCGTTATGACCAGAAAGTAATGTATATAAAAGGATTAGAGGTAACAAATCCTCCTGGTCATAACGACAAGCACAACAGCTTGTCGTATTAAATTGTTATATGCTATAATTTATCTACTGTCATGATTGGCTACCGCAGGCTACGCGGTAGCCTTTCCTTTTTTCTTTTTGTTTTTCAAAACAAATGCTGCTTCTATAATTCGAATTCTTATCTCCATTAATTTCTTCTCTTGTTTTAAATCCCTAGCTTTCATATAGTCTCCACAAACTGCTGCAATTCGAATATCACCATATAAATTGGCTTCCTTACGAATTAGCGTTTTATATTGATTTAAAGTTGGACTTGCATAATCAATTGTCATCACTTAAACCTCCCCAATAAAATAATTAAATTAAGCTTTTATATACTTCCTAGCTCGTAATGATACTTTCCAGTACTTAAAGACTTCTTTCATTGAAATACCATATTGATTACATAGGACCGCTACGAGGCTCATCATTGAACCTGTAGCATCCAAGATTTCATGCATTACTTTTTTCAAATCTTCTTTCTCACTTTCGGACCAAGTTTGTGAAGGTTTAAACCAACATACTGTATCGAGTTGTTCCAACGCTTCATTGGTCTCTTGTTGGACCATGTACCTCATACTTGCAGGATGTAGATCTATAAGCTCTCCATTAAAAAATGGGATACTAACATAACCAGTAGCTTCACTCCACATTTTGAAAAACAGTTGTGGATCATCAATGCCTTCTGTAATACATTTTCTTAAATCCTCTGGTAACTTTCGTTTTTCAGTTTCATATTTTGCTAGTGACTCACGACTCACGGGGATTTCTAAGGAGAGTTGTTCTTGGGTGATTCCCTTTCGTTTTCGTGCCATAGCAACTTCTTTTCCTATGGACATCGTTTACTTCCCCCATTCGTACCTAAAGCAATATTTATTTGTGACAATTTACTATGGTAATTTATTATTAGACGGATTCTTTAAATGAATTGTAATACTCTGTATTGTTTTCTATCCATTCAGTGTGATTTTCCATCCACTTAAAAAGAAGGTGTGTAGGAATAAGAACCCCTGCTTCACGACATACTGGAAAATCAGAACGGTTTAATAGCTCAGATGCTTTGGTGCGTTTAATATGTAACAGGTCCATTAATTCTGTAATAGTTAAAAATGGTGGTAATTCTTTCATTGGCTGAAGATGTTCGGTTGCTTTTTTTACTTCTTCACGGATGATTTGACGGAATGATTCGATGTCAAAATTAATCATATTTCTCCCCCCTAGTAGTCTTTTTCAAAACCGCACATTTTGTGTTGTTAATAATCAAAAAAAATAGATTGAACTGTAACACCATAAAAATTAGCTAATTTTATTTTTATACTATCTCTTGGAATTCTCTGTGCATTCTCATACATTTGCAATGTGCTCACACTGATTCCTATAGCCTCTGCAATTTCCTCTCTAGATTTTCCATTTCTTAAATTAACAAGAGTTGCCGCTACTTTTCTCTTATTCATATCTGAACCTCCAAACCACACATTTTGTGTTGTTATCTCTAAATATAAACCACACATTCCGTGTTGTCAACACTTTTCGTGCGGTTGAAACTTATAAACTTAATTAAATAACACACAATGTGTTATTATAAGGACAGGTGATAAAATGAAAACATTTGGAAATATACTTCGCGAATTAAGAAAAGAAAAGAAAATAACTCAAAAAGATTTAGCACATATGCTTAAACTTAGTGAAAGCACCATCGGTATGTACGAGAGAAATGAGCGCCAACCCGATTATGACACATTAAATCGTATTGCTAATTATTTTAAAGTAACAACTGACTTCCTGCTTGGAAGAACAACTAGTTATCCAGAACCTATGCCAGCTGATATTGATGAAGATCCAGAACTGAGTCTCTGGTTTAAAAATATTAAAGATGCTTCACCTGAAAAACGCGAGGAGTTAAAACGCTTTTGGGCGTTTATAATGCAGAACGAAAAAAATAGAAAAAATGGAGATAAATAAAATAGAGGGTTTATTAACAACAAAACACGCTTTATGCGTGTATTTGTTTTATAATATATTCATTTTATCAATATATTATCTTTATCAAATAGAGAAGGGTGGTTAATATTATCATTATACTTTAAGTAGTAAAGTGCAGCATTTCAGAAAAGGAGGTTCTTGAATGAACTGGAGAAAAATTTTTGGTTATCGCTCTAAAACAGGATGGAAAATGTTTATCGCTTCTATTTTTTATATCTTAATATTATTTTTGATACTTCAAGCAATCATTCCAAATTCTATCCATCCCATAATTGTTAACTTAAGTCTTTTTGGTTTTTTGTTAAGCTTACTAGCTTTAATTATTGGATTAATAAAACCACAATTGGTGTTACCAAAAATACAAATTAAAACAAGAAAAAAAGTGTTATTTTCATATTTATATCTGGCTTTAGCATTCTTTTTAATGGGTAGTGCGTTTCTTGATGTAAAACCAGCTTCCAAACAAACTACACAAAAGGTAGATACAAAAGTTTCCACTTCAGCTGATACCAAAGAAGACACAAAGAATAAAGAGGAAACTGATCGCAAAGCTCAGGAAGACGCTGATCGCAAAGCTCAGGAAGACGCTGATCGCAAAGCTCAGGAAGACGCTCAACGTAAAGCTCAGGAAGACGCTCAACGTAAAGCTCAGGAAGACGCTCAACGTAAAGCTCAGGAAGATGCTTCTCAAAAGAAAAGTGCTATCGTTTCCTCATCTAGTGGTAATCATGGAGGTTCTAATGGCCAGCCTTTCCAGAATAACCCTAGTGATGACAAGGAATCCAACACTACTTGTAAAGGACAAATTAAAGGAAATGCCAATTCTAAAAAATATCATGTTCCTGGTGGTCAATATTACGATTCTACAAAAGATAATATCGTATGGTTCTGTTCAGAGGCTGATGCTCAGGCCGCTGGCTATGTGAAATCTAAGAGATAAAAAATCACCATATAAGGGGAAGTTCTCTAAAAGAGCTTCCCCTTATACGGCATATATATAGATGTATTCGATCTATAATATCCATCTCTTTCACATCGCTACTTTTTTCCATAATTTCCACCGATAAGTAACTCTACTTTTACAAGTTTTTAAATGAATCTTCTTCTTTTAGCTTTATTTCTTCTTCAATTAACTCTTTATATTTTAATGCTTCAAAATAATCAAAAGTAAATGCGCTACTATCCCGTCTCCTGTCATTATTACCTCTTCTAGCAAAATTCTCATAGTAAGTATACAAATGAATTTCAGATTCTTCTCTACTCATATTATTTAATTGTAGATTTTCAAAATCGGCAACAAAACTATTTTGTCCTGTAGCCATTTCAGGCTCAATAGCTTTTGGTACACCTGAATCTATTGATGATTTATATGTAGTTAAATGCACAATAATATCCGCATACTCATGCTCAACTTCTTCTATTTGCTCTCCTACAGTAATAAGACCACCTATTTCTTCTTCAATCTCACGTACTAAGCTTCTTGAGGCTTTTCTCCTTCCTCCATCCTTGGAAGTCCATTCCCCCCCATGGTTCGAAGGGTTTCTCTCGGTATCTTAAAATATTCCATTAGCTCTTTAGCCTTTACGATTTTTTTCGATTCCAATTGCTACCACCATACTTTATCATATATTCCACCCTTTCATTACCACATATTAACATTTATTCCTAGCAAGATATAAATTAGCAATCTCATACAGTTTAATATATATAAATTAATATATAAAAATAAAACTTCAAACTTTTTCACTTTTATTATAAAATAAGAACAAGCGTTCTTATTTTATAATTTGAATGGAGTGAAAATCATGTTTCAATCGCAACGCTACTATACAACACAACTTGAAGACTATATCCAGCACTTGTACCAATCCATATCTATTATTGTTCCTGAACAAATAGATATGATAGAGATTGCGAAAAAGCTAAACATTTGGCTGTACTTTGCTCCGTTTGGAAGTCATGCAATGGAAAGGAATCAAATAGCTAACTTAGTTATTGATGATCGTATCTCTCAGCAAGAACAATGGGAGGATTTTGGTCATGAGGCCTGTCACATCCTATTTCATTCTGGTAATCAATTATTAATGCATCAAATGTTTCTAGATTATCAAGAAGCAAAGGCTAAAAACTTCGCACAACAATTTTGTGTACCTACTTTTATGTTAAGAAAGCTTCCTCCCCTACAGTTAAAAGCATATATAATCTCAGAAAAATTCAATGTAACAACACAGTTTGCTGAAAAAAGGCTTTTACATTATGAAAATCAATTATTAGCAAGTAAATTACAGAATCAAATATCACAATACCGTATTTTTCAAAAATAACGATTCAGGAGGTATTAAATT